TAATCCCATCAGATTGGGTATATGAAAACATCTTCCACTTTAGTCAAGATGAATATGATGAATATAGAGATTTGGTTAAACAAGATGCTAAACGTAAATTTAGATTAGCACAAATTGAAGCAGAAGGTAATGATCCACAAGAAACAGGTAAATCTTATGGTACACCACATGATTTAGCTTCATTATATGGAGTAGGTAGAACCCAATCAGACCCTGGTAATGTGCCAGATGGATATGATGAGAAAACTCCATTAGGAAGACCAAAAGAAAAACTAACTAAAAGAAATACTCAAGATAGTAATTTCGGTAAGGATCCATTAGGTAGAAAGGGAATGAAAAGGGATGACAATGATTCTAAAAGTTTAAAAACCCAATATAAGGGTGGCTCTCCATTAGCTTTAGAAACAAAAAACATGTTGAAAAAGGCACCTAAACCAATTAGAACCGGAAAGCAGTTAGTATTTGAGGAAGAAAAGAAGGGAAATAATCTACTAGATGAATCTCAATTGCACGATTAAAAAATCTTTATATATTTATAACAAACCAAATCACAAGGAATGAGCGTAAAACATTCAAAGTATAAAAATTCCGGTATTCTTTTTGAGCTTTTAGTTAGGCAAATTACATCTGACACTTTAGATGGTAAAGACTCAAAAGCTAGAAAAATATTAAAAGAATATTTTGTAAAAACAGAATTAGGAAGAGAATACAAATTGTATGAAACTCTTACAACTAAAACAAACCTATCAGAAGCAAAAGCCAATACAGTATTGTCAACTTTATTGGAATCTTCTAAAAATTTAAATAGGGCTTCTTTGAGAAGACAAAAATATAATCTAATTAAAGAAATTAAAAAACACTATGATGTTAATAAATTCTTTAAACATACTCTCCCTAATTATAAGGTCCAAGCTGCTTTTTATACTTTAGTTGAAATTAAATCTAACCCTAACTTAAATAATATTAAGCACGAAATTAATAATAAACTTACTATTATGGAACACTTAGCTACTCCTGTAGCTAAAAGTAAAATTAAAGAAACAGTATTAGAAGAGTTTAAAAATTACGACACAGATTTGAAAACTTTAACATACAAAGTTTTATTAGAAAAATTTAATGGTAAGTATGATAATTTAAATCACCCACAAAAAACAGTTTTAAAAGAATTAATTACCTCAATAGATAATACACCTAGGTTAAAAGAATTTTATAACAACAAAGTATATGAGATTAAAACCTCATTAACCGAACTTTCAACCCAAGTTACAGATAAAACAACCCAAATAAAAATCAATGAAGTAATCAAAATACTCCCAGTTATAGATAAAACCTCTAGGGTTAAAGATGATGATCTTATTAACCTATTACAATATTATGATTTAATTGAAGAATTAGAAGTTACTCATGTATAGATTTAAATTAAAAGAAAATAGTAAATTTGAAGTTGGTGATGTAAAAGTTAAAGATGGAACCAAATCCACAGTAACTAACATTAACCCTGTAACCGGGGCAGTTTCATGGGATATAGTAAATGTAGGTGCTTTTGATACAGTTTATAAAACTTTTGATAAGCTAAATAAACTACTAAGAACATTAGAAAGCGAAGGCGAAGCTGAATCTGATCCAACAATTGATTCAATTACAGACCAAGTAAAAAAACTATTTAACCAATATAGAACACACGTTAGAAAAAATTACCCTGAAGCCTATGACAGGATTAGAATGGTAAAAGAATCTGAACAGTGGACACAATTAGATGTTAATAACGTTAATAGACCCTTAAATTTAACTCTTAAGACACTTAATAACCTTATAAATAACATAGGAAGATTAGAAGCAGAATTATCAAAACATCAGAATAAACCTCAAGGTAACATTCTTTATAGTATGACACCTGAAGAGTTTGATTATTCAAACCTGAAAGGTAAACTTGTTAAATTAGGCAAGGCTTTTAATTCTATTTTTGGTTCTGCGTTAGAAGAAGAACTTTCTATAGGAGATAAAAAAGTAAAAACTATTAATAAAAATGGTAGTAATAATCCTGAAGACTATACAGTTGAATATGAAGATGGAACATCAGAACCTTATGTAAATACATTAGAAGAAGAAGTTGATGAAGGTGAAGATAAAAAACTCCCCAAGGGTGATATTTACCTAGGAAGGGATGATAGGGGGAATCATAAAATAAAATCAAACGGTAAAGTTACGCTTTATAACAATGAAGATATGGTTTTAATCTATGGCAAAGGGTGGGGTCATAAGTTAAATGAAGAAGAAGTTGACGAAGGTGAAGGTATGGGATACATGACACCAAACGCTTTTAATAAAAATAAAAAAACTAACAATTACTATTACAAATTAGGATATAAACCTGTACCTAAAAAAATTAAAGGATCAGGTTTAGAAGTAAAACAATTATTTGAAAAAGAGGAATTAACTGAATACAGTGATTTCCAACAAAACAGAATTAACACATTTACAGATATAGAAGAAAAAATCAATTCTATATCCCCACTTTTATCAAACGCAAAAAACGAAACCGCCCAATATTACAATGAAAATCCAGGTTCATACGCAATAGTGTATTCAACAGATATGGTAAATGAATTATTGGATGACATAACAAAATTATTAAAACAAGGAGAATGAAAAAAACATTAACAGAACAATACAGACTAATTAAAGAAGACAAGGGTCATAAAGGTGTTTTCTTAAAAGAAGCTAAAAAACAATTCCCTAATTTAATAAGACAAGGGGCTACATATAATGAAGCATCAACAATCCTCAAACAAAAGAACATTATATCAGAAAATTTCGTTGGTACTCCTATGGTAGGAAATCCACTAGAAAGAAAAAAAGAAGGATTTGAAAACGCATTTGAAAACTTTTTAAAAGAAGCAGCTGAAGTAAAAGCTGAAGAAAAGAAAGTATCTAAAGAAGTAGAAGAAGACCAAAGTCGTGGGTATGACACAGCAGATAAAAAAGATCCTAACAATATGATTTTTGGTCAAATCCAAATGGGTTACTACTGTGAGTTAAAAAATCCTAAAAACGCTGATAAAACAGAGCAAGAAATTAAAGACATTGTATTCAAGAATTTAGAAAAAGATCCAATATATTATACTAAAAATGGACAATTCGGAGAAGAAGGTGTAGGGTACACAGATGATAATGTATCATTAGGTATTCCTGAAGAACCAAAGGGTGAACATAAATCATCAGGATATGGTAAGTTAAAAGAACATTCAGTTTCTACTGTTGGTGGTATTGTAACAGGTACCGGATTTGTAGGTATGGATTACAGAGAATATTATGGGTTAGATGAAGCTGATGGTGATGCAGATAGATCAAAAGAGACTTTAGATAATACTAAAGAAATTGAGAAACTAACAAAATCAATTTCAACAATTAATATGTTTGAAGAAGATGACACCACACCTGACTCTGATGCTCCTGAACATATGGAAGCAGTAGCAGATGCAGTTGAAATGGCATACGAAGCAGGAATGTCCACAGCAGAAATCATAGAATTTGTGGAAATGCATTTAGGACTTAAAATGGGAGATTATTAATATGAAACAAGTACTTATAGAAACACAATTATTTAAACCAACCCCTGGTATGTTATCAGAGGGTAAGGTATCTGAAAGAGGCAACCCAATCGTTGAAGGTATTTTAGCCACAGCTGAAGTAAAAAACGGTAACGGAAGATATTACTCTAAAGATTTGTGGAACAGAGAAATAGATAAGTACAAAGAATTGGTTAATGAAAACAGAGCAATGGGTGAATTAGACCACCCCGAATCATCAGTAGTTAACCTAAAAAACGTTTCACACAACATTAAAGATATGTGGTGGGATGGAGATAATGTAATGGGTAAAATAGAAATATTACCTACACCATCAGGAAACATACTTAAAGCATTAATCGAAAGTGGTATTACATGCGGTGTATCATCTAGAGGAATGGGTTCATTAGAACAAAAAGGTGAATTAATGGAAGTACAAGATGACTTCGAATTATTATGTTGGGATTTTGTTTCAACACCTTCTAATCCAGGTTCATATATGAAAACAATTAAAGAAGGTAAAGAGATTACTACTAACCCTTATTCAAAAATTAACAGCATAGTAACAGAAATACTATGTGCTAATGGTAATTGTCCAATATTTTAAATAATTCTTCGACTTTGAAGAACCCCCATATACGTATAACTGTAAATATGTCATCCCCTCATTTATATGACATGGACAATAATTAAATTCTATTACGTTTCATAATAAACGTACTTTCCCAACAAATTAAAATTTAGGAAAAATGGCAAAAAGAGATATCCTCAAAGAGGCTATTGCAGATGCTAAAGCAGTTAAAGAAGTTGCAATCGCAAACGCTAAAGCGGCACTTGAAGAAGCTTTCACTCCTCAACTTAAATCTATGCTATCAGCAAAGATTCAAGAAATGGATGAAGAAGATTCAATGGAAGAAATGCTAGATATGGATACAGATATGCGTGAACCTGCAGAAGATGAATATGCTCCTGCAAGAGATACAGTTGACAGAAAAATGATGGAAGCTGAAGACATAGATGAAGAAGTTAATCTAGATGAAATTCTTGCTGAATTAGAAGAAGAAACACTTAACGAAGCTGAAGAAGTAGAAACTGAAGAAGAAGTTGAAGTCGAAGACGAAGATGATACTGAAGAAGAAGTAGAAACCGAAACAGAAGAAGAAAGTGTTGAAATCGAAGACATGACCGATGAAGATTTAAAATCATTTATTGAAGGTGTTATCGAAGACATGGTTGCTAGCGGAGACTTAGAAGCTGGAGAAAGCTTTGAAGTTGAAGATGAAGTTGAGGTTGAAGACGATGAAGAAATTGATATTGAAATTGAAGATGATGAAACTGAAGAGGTTGAAATCGCTGAAAGAGTATCAAGAAATAGTCGTTATTTATCTGAAAACAACAATCGAGAAAAACGCGCTAACATTAAAGCAATAACCGAAAACAAAAAACTAAGGAGAGAATTAAAAGAAGCACATGCTGCTATTAATACTCAAAAATCTACCTTAAATGAAGTAAAATTGTTAAATGCAAAATTACTTTATACAAATAAGATTTTTAAAGCGAAAAGCTTAACAGAAAATGAAAAAGTTAAAGTATTAAGTTCATTTGATAAAGCAACAACCATTAAAGAAACAAAATTGATATTCGAGACATTAAGTGAGGGACTTAAGTCAAAAAGAACACCAATTAGAGAATCTTTAGGTAGTGCTTCCAAACCAACTGGAAACTTTAAAAGAACAAAAAACCCAATTATTAAAACTGATCCAATGGTGGCTAGGTTTCAAAAGTTGGCAGGTTTAAAATAAATTAATAATTAAAATTAAAACTTAAAAAAATGAGTCAATTAAATTCACTTTTAGAAAGCTCTGCAAAAGGTTGGAAAAACATGCAGAGTGATGCTGCAAGATTAGCATCAAAATGGGAGAGAACAGGACTATTGGAAGGTTTAGGTAATGAAGTTCATAAGAACAATATGTCTATGATACTTGAAAACCAAGCTAAACAATTAGTAGTTGAAACTAATGCTACTAACCAAGGTGGTGCTAACTTTACCGCAGGGCAAGGTGCTCAGTGGGCTGGTGTTGCTTTACCATTGGTAAGAAAAGTATTTGGACAAATCGCTTCTAAAGAATTTGTTTCTGTTCAACCTATGAACTTACCTTCAGGCCTAGTATTCTTCTTAGATTTCCAATATGGTCAAGACAAAGAGCTTAACCAAGGAGGACCAGGAAATGTTTATACAACCCCTGCTTCAATGTATGGTAACACAGATC